TGGGCAACACATAAGGAGGGCAATTATGAGCCTATTTCAGAAGATAAAAGACTTTTTTAACCGTGGGAGGTATAACATGGAAACATCAAATCTAAGCAGCATTCTCGATCATCCAAAAATTGCTGTAACGCAAGAGGAGTTTCGCCGTATTCAACATAATTTGACTTACTACCAATCTAAATTTGATGATGTTGAGTACATCAACACAGACGGAGACAGAAAACGCCGCAAGATGCAGCATTTGCCTATTGCTCGTACAGCAGCTAAGAAGATTGCTAGCTTGGTTTACAACGAACAAGCAGAGATTTCAGCGGATGATGAAACACTAAACAAGTTTTTGAATGACATGCTGGCTAATGATCGTTTTAACAAGAACTTTGAGAGGTACTTAGAGAGTGCTTTGGCGCTTGGTGGTCTTGCTATGAGGCCTTATGTTGATGGCGATAAAATCCGTGTGGCTTTCGTACAAGCACCGGTCTTTCTACCGTTGCAGTCGAATACGCAAGATGTATCGAGTGCTGCTATCCTAACTAAAACAATCAAGTCAGAGGGTAAAACAAACGTATATTACACGCTAGTTGAGTTTCATGAGTGGGTAACGGCTGATGGCTCTGAAATTGGCAGTACGAAAGACAAGAGCCTATACCGTATCACTAACGAACTGTACAAATCAAATACAGATAGTGCGCTAGGTCAGCGTGTGAACTTGCAAGAACTTTATCCAGACCTAGAACCTGTAACTGTATTGAAAGACTTATCACGCCCTTTATTTACCTATTTGAAAACACCAGGTATGAACAACAAAGATATTAACAGTCCGCTAGGTCTATCAATCTTTGACAACGCCAAAACGACTATTGACTTTATCAATCGAACTTATGATGAGTTCATGTGGGAGATTAAGATGGGGCAAAGGCGCGTGATCGTGCCAGAACAACTGACGCAGCTAAAGGTACAAGACACCCAAGGCAATATCACCTTTAAACGCCGCTTTGATGTTGAACAAAATGTGTATATGCAAGTAGGGGCAGGTAATATGGATAGTGGGGGTATTATTGACCTCACCACACCTATCCGCTCATCCGATTATATTTCAGCTATTTCAGAGGGACTAAAACTCTTTGAGATGCAAATTGGTGTATCTAGCGGTATGTTTACATTTGACGGTCAAGGGGTCAAGACAGCGACTGAGATTGTCAGCGAGAATAGCGATACTTACCAGATGCGCAACAGCATTGTTGCACTTGTTGAGCAATCTATCAAAGAGCTTTGTGTCTCTATGTGTGAGTTAGGTAAGGCCGTAGGTATTTATAGTGGAGAAATCCCAGAGCTTGATGATATCTCGGTCAATCTGGACGATGGGGTCTTTACTGATAGACATGCAGAGCTTGATTATTGGATGAAGATGGTAGCAGCTGGATTTGCTAGCCAAGAACGAGGCATTGAGAAGACGCTCAATGTAACCCCTGAAGAAGCTAGGAAAGAGCTTGCTAAAATCAATGGAGAGTTACCACCAGAGAATGATGCAGAGCTGGCTCTGTACGGTCAAACAAAAGAAAAGACAGTAGGAGGTAGAGTAAATGCCGAAGTTTAGAAAGAAACCAGTAGAAATTGAGGCTATTAGGTTTATTGGCTCAAATTATGAAGAAATCAGAGTATTTATTGGACAAAATACTTTATGCTCTGATTTAAGTATTGTAATTCCCACACTTGAAGGGGATATGGTAGCTCAAAAGGGCGATTATATTATCAAAGGAGTTCATGGTGAGTTTTATCCATGCAAGCCTGATATTTTTGCAAAAACTTATGAGGCAGTTAGAGAGGCTTAATCATGAGCGATATAAAGAAACGTCCAACCATAAATGACCAGCAACTATCATTACAGATGCAAGGTGTGAGTGATATATATGCTAAGATGCAGATTGAGTTATTTGATAGCATGATTAAACGATTGAAAGAGCGCGGCAATGCTGACCTTGCAGAGAATCCTTATGTCTGGCAGTTGGAAAAGCTGAACGATATGCACATGCTCAACGAGGAAAACTTGAAAATCATTGTTGAGCGTACAGGGATTGCTGAAGATTTGCTAAGGGAAGTCATCGAAAATGAGGGGCTAAAGGTCTATAAGGATACGAAGCAGCAACTTGAAGAAGATTTGGGGCGTGGGCATAGCGGGATAGCTAGAAACGGTGTCACAGATGCTTTAGAAGCCTATACAGCCCAAGCAGTCAGTGACCTTAATCTTATCAATACGACTTTGCCAGAAAGCATTCAAGCAGTCTATAAATCTATAGTTGAACAGTCTGTTGCCGAGGTAGTCGCAGGAACGAAAACAGCAGACAAAGCCATCCATGAAACTATTATGAACTGGCAGAAAAAGGGTTTTACTGGTTTTAAAGATAGAGCAGGTCGTGAATGGCGAGCTGATGCCTACGCTAGGACGATTATCAAGAGCACGACATACAAAGTCTTTAATAAGATGCGTACAGCTCCTGCAGAGGAAATGGGGATAGATACCTTTTATTACTCAATAAAGAGGACAGCACGTCCAGCTTGCAGCCCCATTCAAGGAAAGATAGTCACGTTTGGAGAAACTAGAGTAATCAATGGTACTAAGGTCTATTCTTTGTACGATTATGATTATGGATCGGCTGGTGGTTGCCTCGGTGTCCATTGTGGTCACTATTTGACTCCTTTTATCGTAGGTGTGAATGAAATACCAGACTTGCCAGATTATCTTGCGGATCTAACACCAGAACAGGCAGAGGAAAATGCACGCATCCAAGCGAAACAAAGAGCACTTGAAAGGGCTATTAGGCATCACAAGGAGCGTTTGCATTACGCCCATACAATGGGAGATGATGAGCTGATACAAACTGAACGCCTAAAAGTTAGAATGTATCAAGGGAAAATCAGAAATCTTGTAGATAACTATGATTTTCTGTATCGAGATTACAGCAAAGAAAAATTATACACATAATCCAGCGTTGCCATGTGCAGCGCTTTTTTGTTTGACTAAAACCGTAAAAAATCCCATCTAATCAAAGGTATATTGAGAAAGTAAATAATATTTTACTTGAGGTGGGAGTTATCCACCTAAAAAAGAACTAGGAGGGTATAAATGGCATTTACGACAGAAGAACTACTCAAACTTGGATTGACAGAGGAACAGGCTAAATCAGTCTTTGCCTTGCGAGGAAAAGAGCTCAACGAGGACAAATCAGCCTTGGAAACTATCACCAAAGAGCGAGATAGTCTGAAAGACCAGTTGCAGAATGCAGAGGCACAACTTGAAAATATGAAGGCAGATGCAAATACAAGCGCTGAGCAAAAAGAGGCTCTTGATAAGTTGCAAGCTGAATATGACAAGTACAAAGCGGATGCAGAAGCCGAACTGGCCAAAACAAACAAGGTGAACGCTATCAATCTTGCTTTGAAAGATACTAAAGCGCACAATCCAGCAGCGTTGATGAAGTTTATTGATGTGGATGCCATTGAAGTTGACGAAAATGGCAAACCAAAACTAGACGATGTTATCAATGGCTTAAAGGAAACTGATTCGTACCTATTTCAGGCAGAAGAAAATAGCTCACCTAACCCTAATATTGTACCGCCGGGCAATCCAGCGGCAAATGGAGCAGGCAAAGCCGACCCATTCCAAGCCATCATGGATAGTTATGGTAAATAAATGAAAGGAGATTGCTTAGAATGCCAAGTAATCAAAATAACCCAGCACGCCGATATGAGAAAGAGTATGTAGGAATCTTGTCAACAGTTTTCTCTGTAAAACACTCTTTTAGTCGTGCACTTGCGCCAATCCAAACAAAAGATGGCGTGCAAGAAAACGAGGAAGCGTTTTCAGTTAAGACCAATTCCACACCTGTAGTCGTCAATGATACCTATCTAAAAGGTGTCAACGATGTAATGGGCGATGGTAGTGGGAAAAAATCACGTTTTGGAGACATCACGGAAGTTAAGTATGCTAATACGCCGGTTAAGTATGATTATGAACTGACAATTCATGAAGGTATCGACCGTTATACAGTAAATAATGATGTCGATGCAGCCATCGCTGACCGCTTGAAATTGCAATCTGAGGCACAAGTGTTAGGCATGAATACTCGTGTTGGTAAACACCTTGACTCAGTTGCCGCTAAATCTCTTGCTCTTGCAGATTTTTCAGAAGAAAAACTCAAAAAATTGTTTAACGATATGCGAACGTATTATGTAAACCTTGGTGTCCGTGTACCAATCGTGGCTTATGTCCGCCCAGAAGTGCTTAATGCTCTTGTTGATATGACAAGTACAAATACAAGCAAAGGGTCAACAGTATCAATGGATGACAATGGCTTACAGAAGTACAAAGGTTTTATCTTGGAAGAGACACCAGCTCAAGATTTCCCAACAGGTACTCTCGGTATCTTTTCTCCAGATGCGATTACAATTCCTTTTGTTGGGATTTCAACAGCGCGTGTAATCGAAACAGAGGACTTTGATGGTGTAAAACTGCAAGCTGCAGGCAAGGGTGGGACATTCACGCTTGATGACAATAAAAAAGCAATTGCTAAAATCACTGGAACGGTCGTATAGGAGGTAAGTTATGACTTTATATAAAGCGACTAAAAACATTTTTTTCACAAGTCTCAACAAGTCTGTAATCGTTGATGAAATCATCGATCTTGAGAAGGAATACGCAGAAGCAGTGAATGCTGATTTGAAACCGGTTTTCCCAGATGTTGCAGCTGCCCTTGTGTCGATCGAAGCAACTGAGCCAGTAGCGAATGCAGTAGATGCATCATCCGATGCCGTGGTGACTGACGATGACAAGCCGAAGAAATCAACACGAAAAAAGAAAGATGTTGATGAAACGCCAGACAATGAAACTGAACCAGCAACAGATGCAACAGATGAAAAATAAGGGGTGGTAACACCCTTTATTTGTAAAGGAGGTTACGCATGACTTATTTAACTGAAGATGAGTTTGTCAAGCTAGGATTTGATGAAGTAGCTGATTTTGATAAGTTAGCAAAGCGAGCAGAGGTTGCCATCAATCTCTATACCCAAGGCCTTTATCAAAGACACATTGATTTTGATAAAGAAGCAGATTACCGGAAACAGGCGGTAAAGCTAGCTATGGCCTTTCAAATCGCTTATCTGGATGTTTCAGGCATCACAACAGCCGATGACAAACAAGCTATGACAAGTGTTTCTATCGGCCGCACATCAATCTCTTATCGCAAGTCTCAAAATGGATCGGCTGGTCAGCGGTTCAACCTTTCGCTGGATGCTGAGAATGTCCTGAGACAGGCTGGATTTAGTCTAATATCAGCAGTTGATTATGATCGATAAACGGCTATTGACTGATGCTATTCTTGTCCGAAAGGTTGCGGACAAGAATGATTTTGGGGATGTTGGTTACTCTGACCCATTGAATATCAAGCCTGTACGGTTTGATAGGTCAGTGAGTGTCATAGGTGCTAACAACTCTAAAACAAGGCAGAAAGTCGGTGTTATCTATATTTATCCAAAATTTGCAAGTGTGACGGTTGATGATAGTTGGCTGGGCGCAATTGTGAATGATGGAGCGCGTGATTACACCGTCACAGGTTATCAACCCAATTATCTTAATGGTAAAGTCTTTAACTATGAAGTCGAGGTGATTTGATGGCTGATGTCAGAGTAGTTGTTGACCTCGGTGGTGTTGAACGTAAATTTTCTCAAGAAGCTGAAAAACGTGGAAAATTAGCAATAGCTAGTCAAGCCATGCTAATCATGGATCCGTATAT